TACTGGCAATATTAAAGGATGTACTCTTGGGTATCTTTTTAACAGGTGAGTAGGTAATGACAGGCTCAAATATTTCTTCCGCATTCTTTTCAAGCTGATGCTGTTCATCTTCAAGCCTTGCCAACAAAAATGTAGCTGCCCTTATGTTAAATGCAAATCCATTTTTCTCTTGCTGATCTATGATCGCCCTTATCTTTCTTTCCAGTTCATAAGATTGAAAAGAAAATTTCTTCCCTTCCTTTTCCATAGCCTTGGCAAGCTTATCAGTTATTACCGTGTCCTGTTTACAATACTTCAGCATCTCTGGAGAGTAATACCTGAAGTCCTTGAGATCTCCCTTGGGGGAGCTAAACCTTTCTCCCCAAGCTTCAAGAGAGTGTCCGCCATCCCTGATAGGATTATATAACTGAGATTCAATCAGGGTATCCCTTATCTGGGATAACTTTAGGTCAGATCCTGTAAATTTATTCAGCATGGGAGCATCAAAACTAATTCCATTATGCATGATGAACTCGTCTATCTGTCTGGACCACTCCCCAAACTGGCTACACTCATCACCTATCCATATCTTCTCCTTACCTGAAGAGTAGCATCTGGCAACAATACAGTGTATTAAAGTTGCATCAAAGCCGTTTGTTTCTATATCAACGATTGCCTTTGTCATAAGTCATGTCCACCTGATAAGCCTGATCTACAGGAATGTGAAAGAATAACTCACCCTTTTTGATATGTCTGTTGGATGCTTCCTTCACCTCACTTTCCAGTACTGTATTCCCGTCCACATGCCATGCCCTTGTACAGTCATGATTAAATACTATAAAAGTTAATAAACTATTTATATGATCCTTCTTCCATTTATCCAGTAGTCTTTTCTTTCTGAAGGGTATCCTGAGTTCAGTCCAAGAGTCAGGCCACTCTTCCTTCCAAGCATATTTTATTTCCACTTCATATAACTGGGAATCTCCCAAGTCATCTGTCAGGACAGTCAGATCAAAGTAGGTAGTCTCATTTGAATTAACTGTACATCTAGGCTGAGTATGTTCAAGCCATCCTATCATATGTTTTTTAGCAGTAGTATCTGCAATATCATAGACAGTCTTACTAAAGGGTTTCTTCATTATCATTCTCCATAAAAGGGTTATCTACTTGTGACATTCTTCCAGTTTCACGATCATAATATAAACGACAGGCTATACCAGTATCACCAGTATATCTGTTCTTCAGTACTCTTACTGTAGTGGTATTGGATTCACGATCATCCTCTGCCTGTTGGTTGCGCTCCAGTGCTATGACAGAATCAGAGAGATGGGCTATGCTGGCTGACCCTCTAAGATGCGACAGGCTGACCTCCCTGCCGTCCTCATGGCCCCTGTCACCTGTTGGCCTACGAAGGTGCGAGACAAGCAAGAGGGCTATCCCTGTCTCCTCTACAAGGGATCTGAGCTTGGTCATAAGAACATCTATGGATTTCCTTTCATCTCCAAATTCTTCGTTACCGGATACCAGAATAGACAGGTGATCCAGAAATATCCATTTGGAATCCAGAGCCTTTGCCATGTACCTTACCCTGTCCAGTATCTCATCGTTTGATACAGAACCAAAGTGATCAAAGGCATAGAATCTGTTTGTTCCTATGGTCTTGTCCTGCCATTCCTTTAACTGTTCATTCGTAAACTGTTTTCGTATCTCCTTAATATAGAGTCGGGCATTAGCTTCTACTGACATAAGATTGAATGCAGTGTTCTTCAGGTTTTCTTCCATGCACAGGACACCTATGTTATCCTTGGTATTCATCATGATATGGTGCATAAGTTCCCTTATCACACTACTCTTTCCCATCCCGGCACCGCTGGTAAAACAGACCAGTTCACCTGTCCTCATGCCGTAGGTCTTTTCATTTAGCTTGGACCAAGGATAGGGACATGTCTCACAATAGTCTTCTTCATAGAGACTATCCCCAAGATCTCCCAAATTTATTATACCTGCGGGAGTATAGGTTTTGGCATTCCACCATGCTTGGGTAAACTTCTCACGTTGTCCGGTCTTTAGATACTCATTGGCATCCTTCATTTCCAGAGAGATAATCCTGCATTTGTTAGGTTCAAATAACTGGGCTACTCTCTGTGCTGATTCCCTGCCGGGAGCATCGTTATCAAAACATAAGACAACGTTGTCAAATTTATTTAAATAATTAAAGGACTGCTTACAGTTCTCCAATGCAGAAGCGGCTCCATTTTTTATGGAGACAACAGGCCACTTGCTGCCCATAAGTTCATAGGCAGACATGGCATCTATCTCACCTTCACATACAGTAATATACTTACCGGACTGATTAAAAAGATTCTGTCCAAACAGTCCAGACCTTCCCATATTTCCTTCTGACCAGAATCTTTTGCCTTGTACTTCCCTTACCTTGTTGGCTATATGATTCCCGTCTTCATCAAAGTACTTATAAATATGGTGCGTAACTATAGTACCTGTCTTCTTTACCTGAGTATTATATTTCTTGGCAGTATCCCTGCTAATTTTTCTATCAGGAATGTCCGATAACAAACCAGAAGTTCTCAAGGCTGTTTCATTAGACATTGGTACTACCTTTTCTGTTTGAGTATCTTCTCCAAATCTGGTCTTGCAGCTAAAACAAAACGAATGTCCATCCTCATGTTCAACATTCGCACTGGTTGCCCCGCATTTGGGACAAGCTCCTCTACTAGGCCAAGCCATAGCATTCTCCTATTTTTTATTTTTTGAAATACTTTTCCTTATGACATAAGGAATGTCTGGAGTGTATCCCATATGCCTACATAATGTATCTCGATATTTAAGTTCTTCTTCAGCCTCCTCCTTGTTGTTGAAGTAATCAATGATAACGTCACCGTGTTCTTTCTTGAGAACAAGTTCCCATTTTTTAGACATCCCTGAAGGTATCCCTTAATATGTTACGGACAAAATCTTCCTTGTCCTCCATGATTTCATCTATCTCCTGTTTGGCAAGACGTTTGGATTCCTTTTGGGTATATCCTTCATTACTATATTGTCTGACAAGATCCCTGAAAAGATGTTGTCTTTCCCTTTGCCATAAATTTTTATTCATTGTCCTCTACCCATGTTTGATTAGCTTTCTTATATTGTAATTCAGATAAGTCCTTTCTTAATCTTTTTATAGTTTCTTCCCTATCTTCTATAATATTTTTTAATGTCTTGATTTGTTTATGTAATAACTCTGTTGTTAACATTTAATTATACCTTAGTAATCTTTATTCTTTAGTATATTTAAGTACATATATTATACACTATTTAATCAGACATGTCAAGATAAAAAAGATGTGTACCTAGCTGTCCAAGAGCCTTGAAGTGTGAATTTGAGGCCCATTTTGGTGCTACATAGTAGGCATGGTAGTGGGTTGCATTGGCTGTTTGCCTTACTAGTACTCCCTTTAGTGACATTTCTGCAACATTAATAACTTTTATTAATCCCGTCATATCTGTAAATCTTTCAGGCTTACCATCACACCAGTAACTAAACTGACACTTGTCTCTTACTGGATTTCCTTTCCAGTACCTGCCTTGATGTACTACCTTACATATAGTATCAGGGAACTTGATACTTTCTTTTCTGGTAAGTATTACATTAGCCACTGCCAACATGGGTATCATGTCTTCTGATCTAGCCTCATGATATATAGCCTCAACCAGACAATTAAACTCATCTGCTTTAGCTACTGAGGTTAAAAGAAAACCTGTAACCAAGGTTGTTAATATCAATTTCATTTAAAATAATATATGAAATAAAACTACAAGAATATCCAGTAACATTATATACCTCCTGTATTCTCACGTTGTATATCAGAGTGATTTAACTGGGTCCAGTATATCTCAAGAGCTTCAGTCTCCTGATGGGCCATGAACATATGCATCTCTCCTGCTGGTACAATAGACATGTCTCCAGCAAAGAGATGGGTACTGTCACATAGACCATAGTCTTTCCATCTCTTGATTTCTAACTCACCTGTGATTACATAGAAAGCATTGATCTTGGACTGATGCTTATGTTGTGAACAATACCCTCCCAGATCTACCTTGATCCTGTGTATCTCTATGGCTGGTGACTGAAGCAGTGGTTCTGTACTGCCCCAGACCTTGCCTTCAATGGTAGTCATTTACTTCTCCTTTAATTTAAAGAGGATCGTTTTCTCACCTTCAAGTGACGGGATTTCAAATAACTGTTCAGCATTCCTATCAATAGGAGTGGCACCTATGTACTTCCATGTTGCTCCATTGTTTGTCTGTTCCTGTACCTTTTCAAAAAAGATTCTGTTATCCAAGGCAAACAAGAGTGAAGAGACTATTGTAATTATAACAAAC